TCGCAAGGGTGCCGGCAGTTTCTTGCCCCGCTTCTCGGCTCGGCGGAGTATCCCGGCGCACGCCGTCGAACTCAAAAAGTACCTCTGCGGGATCGAACCCTTCTCGAGCACTTGCGACAACGAACACACGGCGGCGTCGTTGGGCCACTCCGAAATATTGGGCATCAAGGACGCGCCACGCGATTGCTCTTTTGGGGCCAACAACAACACCAGCGTTCGGCCATTTGTTCCCTGGCGCGACGAGTGGGCAATCTTCGCCGGCAAGTTGCCCAAGGAAGCAACCGAAGGCGTTATCTTTGGTGGAGAGGACGCCAGGAACATTTTCCCAGACGATGACGGCAGGAAGAAGTCCTGCTGCTTGTCGTTGAAGGTCATTTTCATCTGCGATTTCGCAAAAGGTGAGTGAGAGGTTGCCGCGATCATCATCCAGTGATTCGCGCTTGCCGGCCACGCTGAACGCCTGGCATGGCGTCCCGCCGCATAGGACGTCAACAGCACGAACAACCCCAGTACGCATCAAGCATAGAATCCCCAGCATGTTGCCATGGTTAGGTATGGTTGGGTAATGATGCGTCAGAACGGCGCAAGGGAATGGCTCGATTTCCGAGAACCATTCTGCTTTCCATCCAAGCGGCAAGAATGCAATAGACGCAGCCTCGATACCAGAACAAAGGCTTCCGAAACGAATCATGCTTGCCCCTTATCGAATCGAGAAATCACTGAAACAATCCCCGTCGCCTGCTTCAGCGCTTTATCCGACAGCCCGGTAATCATGGCTACCAGTTGCGCTACGGCGGGGTTGGTGACAGCGACCAGATGCCGAGGCTGGAACTGCTCTTTGCCTACGACGGTAAAGCGGGCGTTGAAATCTTCGGGTGTCATGAAATGCTCCATTGAATGTTGATTTCAGAACCGAATGCATATAGCCATTCGATAAATACGATTGCCAGTTTGAGCGGGAATTTCCGCGTCTGTGCACCCAGCATAACAACGCCTGAGCCATCTAGGGCCGGAGCCATTTCAACGACGCCCATTGACTGCCACAATGGTGCAATATCAGGGTCATTGATCGTGCTGCGCCTGAACTGATCGACCAAAAGTCGCTTCATGTCTTCGGCATCCCATTTCTTGCCGCAATGCTCAAACTGCCGTGCGATGTCGCCGATCATAGCGTGATATTTCTGTTCTTGCTCGCGGCTTTTCGACGGCAGCGGATCATCGATCACCAGGCGCAGAGGCTTATCAGGATCGACAGGAACAACGTCAAGCAGCGCATGCGCCCGCGCTACCTGTTCTTCGCTACGAAGGAGAATCAGCCGTTTGTCGAATGGCTGGCGCATTGTCATTTCGCTTTCTCCTTCCTTTTCCTACGATAGGTTGGGGTATAAGGAACTGGTTCAAATCCAATCG